GTTGCAAAAAAAACTACGCTTCCAGAGGAGCTTTACATTGCCTGGAGGGACGGAAAGTTAACCGGACCAGAAGGTGCAAAGAAGATAGGTGTTTGCGTCACGACTTTTGAAAGGTACGCGAGAGAAGAACTTGCGAAGAGAGGTGATAGGCATACCGTCAAGACAGGTAACAAAGTACCGCCAAAGCCTTTGCCACCAATGTTTGATGAATGTTTCGAGCAGTGGAAACTCGGATTGCTCTCAGACGAAAAGGCAGCTAGACAATGTGGGATGTCGCATACAACATTCCGTAAGTATGCAAATATCCGTCTGAAAGAGATTGGAGAGCAGAGGAAGGGAATCCAGAGAGGAGTGATTCTTCCGCCAAACTTTACAGACGTATATCTGGAATGGGAGCAAGGGGGCATTGGATGTAGTGAAGCTGCAAAGAAATGTGGTCTTGAATACTACACATTTAGATACTATGCAGAGAAAAGATACAATGAAAGGATGGACGCAGGAGTATTCCAATATTAAAAGAAAGAAGGGCTTCAAAGTGAAGAAAAATCGGCAAGTTTTACTGAATGAAAAGTTAATTGTACCTACGCTTGCTTTTGATCCTAGCATGGCAGAAAAAGAAAGAAAAGATTTTCTCAAAGCTATGCGAACAATGTTTAAATTGAAGATTAAGCAGGAAATAAGAGCAGAGGAAGAGCTTATGTACACTCTTACAAGGCAGAGGAAACTAGGCAGAAGAAAGAAAAGAATCAAGCTTTAAAGGAGGTTCAGTATGAACAAAGTAATTTTAATGGGTAGACTTACCCGTGACCCAGAAGTGCGTTACTCACAGGGTGCACAGCCCCTTGCAATCGCCAGATATACATTGGCAGTAGATCGCAGAGGTAGCAAGCAGGGCGAACAGTCAGCAGATTTTATCAACTGTATAGCGTTCGGAAAGAGTGGCGAGTTTGCCGAGAAGTATTTGCATCAGGGAACCAAGATCGTTGTCACAGGTCGTATCCAGACCGGAAGTTACACAAACAGAGACGGTCAAAAGGTCTATACCACTGATGTGGTTGTCGAGGAGCAGGAGTTCGCAGAGAGCAAAAAGAATACGCAGCCAGCTCCAGAACCGGCACCTGCAGGTGGATATGAAGGTTTTATGAACATTCCAGATAATGTGGAAGATGAAGGACTACCGTTTAATTAAAAAGAAGGGAGATGTTTGAGGTGATCATTGTAAGACAAGATAGAAATGCTTTTTACAACTGGGACAATGTAGTTGACGTTTACATTAACGGACTTTCAAAAACAGAAATATTATTAAAACACGTTAAAGGCTCAAACGAGTGGACTGATTACCCAATTGGCAAATATAAGAACGCAGAAAATGCCAAGGCTGCATTCGAGAAACTTATAGAAAACATTTCAAAAGAGATCCCACTTGTTGTTGTGCGAACCGATGAGGAAATTGAGAAAAGCATTCACCAGGAGGACAGAAATAGCAATTGAAAAAATATTTAAAAGAAATCAAAGAAGAAGCTGCACTTTGTCAAAAGTACATAGATGAGTGCAATATATTCGCACCCAAAAGTGAGTATGAAAAGCTTGCCTTGAAGATTGCTTCTAGCTGCGAACAGACGTTATCGGCACTTGCTGATGAAATCGAGAAAAATGATTGGATTTCAGTCGAAGAAGCAATGCCAGAAGAACGCGACAGTATATTTGCAAAGTTCAAAGGAACCGACAAGTGGTGCAATTCGTTTTGGGAAAAAAATTCAAATACCGTTTTAGTAGTATTAGCCAATAATCACGATGAAGATAATTTTGTAGTTGGAACAGGTAAAACCATTAACGGTGAGTGGACGACAGTACCAATGCTACTTAAAGACAGAATGCATGTTGCTTACTGGATGCCGTTTCCAAAATTTGAACCGAAGGATGTTAAGGATGAATAAGAATGATTTATTAAAAAAATTTGGCAGATTAACGGAGGTATAAAAATGTCAATGGTATCAAGCTACACATTAAAGGATAAGAAATGCGTCTCAGTAAATATTTATAGTAATGACGCAGCTGTAATTCTTCGTGACTTCCTTATCAGGGTGGCTAGCAGCAGGTTGGAAAAAGGAAAATTCAACGAAGCAGAAGTGGCACTCCACGATGCAAACGAGCTTACAGCAGCCATGAAAGAAGCCTTTGAGGAAAAATCCAATGGATAAAGAAGGATGGTGCAGACCTAAAGTATGGCGCCAATATATATTTGGCGATCAATGTTGGATAAGCTGCTTATCACAACAAAAGTGGCAGTTTAAACGCAAGGAAGGAGGCGAAGTTACCATTTTTAGTGAAAAACGGCACATTTTGTTCCTGGTCACAGTAGAAGATTTTGAGCAATACTGGAAGGAGGTGTAAACGATGAATAAACGGCAGAGAAAGAAACGGTTCAAGAAGATTCACGGCATGAATCCAAGGGATTATTTCATGAAAAGCGAAAATGTTCCGAAAACAGTTATAGCTTTCGTTAATTCAAGTAAAATGATCAGACTGTTATGCAAAAAAGATGGCAAAACTTGGGAAATTTGTAGAGAGTGGTGGGGACAGTCAAATGAATAAAAGACAGAGAAAGAAGCAGTTTAAGAAACTTTATGGTATGAATCCAAAGCAATATCAACAAGCTATGCAACTGGTATCGCTTGAAGAACCATCGAAAAAAATTATGGATTCAGAAACAACTACATTTACAGATTTGGGGAGTTGCCTTGAAAGAATTAAAGATGGACTGCAAAAATCAGTTTCTGCTTTAGGAAAGTTGAGTTGCGAAGCATTCTGCTTTTGCTTAGAAGAACTTGGAAGGGAGTTGAAAAAGTGAAGGCAAAAATGAAGTTTGAACGAACTAAAAGCATGACCCACTATTATTGCCCGATTTGTATGCTGAACTCCACAAATAAAGCAGAAATAGAAAAACATTTCCGTGAAGAACATCAAGTAAAAGTAAAAAAATACATACATTGCAATATTTGTGGAGAAGGTTGGGATGTACAGGCATTTGGAGAAGAGGGCGCCAGAAAGCGAGCAGAGCAATGCTGCCAAAGCCATATTGATAATGGGAAAGCAGATCAGGAAGCCAGCATAAGCTATTTTTATTCACATGGTCGGTTTGGCTATGTAAAAAGTGTAAAAGGAGGAGAGAGTGTGGAAAATAATCATATCAAGAAAATAGAGGTTGTTGATGAATAAATGCAAGAACATTGCAAAGGCAAAAGCCATAGAGCAGGAGAACAAGAAGCGACTGCTGAAAATCAATCCCCAGCTAAACGACGCAAGTGGAATCTACATTTTGACCAGAGAGGATGAGAACGGTTTCCGGTTCGCGTATATCGGGCAAGCCATGCACATACTTAGTAGGCTGGCAAGTCATATGGTTGGCTATAAACAGCACATAGACCTGAGTCTAAAAAAGCACAAACTGTATTCAGAGGGCAATCCTTATGGATGGAAGGTTGAACACATGAATGTTCCTCTTGATCAGCTTGACGAGCAGGAAAAGTATTACATCAGATTTTATGCAAAAAATGGCTATCAGCTTCGGAATGTTAGTCTGGGTGGACAAGGCGAAAACCGTTCAAGCGGAACTATAGGAGACAGAAAGCAGCCTAGAAC